GTCGCGATTACCGCGCGGGAAAAAACGATCAACGTTTCTTGGCGGCGATGTGATCACGCCACTCAGCTGGGTGATGTTCTGCTAGGTGGTTGGCCATTGCTTGGTCGGCTGCGGCGTTGGTGGTGGTTCCGCTGGGTCCGCATCGGCTGCAGTGGACACGGTTAGTGCCGTTGTCGTTGGACACGTGCATGATCAGTGGCGTGGTCACCATCTGCTGGCCGTGAGTGCTACGCGTCGTTGCCTGCGCCGTGCCCGCCGTCCACCGTCGGCGCGGTTGCATCGCCGGTGCTCGGGGCCGGTGTACCCGGTGCGGTCGGGCGTATGGCCCATGTCCCAAGGACTATCAGGGCGGATCCAGCGGGTGGGCTCGAGGCAAACATGTGCGTGGCAGTAGCCATCGCCGGCCTCAACAATCGGTACCCAGGTGGCACGAGTGCGCTTGTGTTGGTTGTGGTAACCACGATCGGCTGTGCCTCCCGGTGTGTAGCTCACTGCTGCTTGCGTCCCCAGGATGGGCCTGCGAAGGGTAGCCCCCATCCGAAGGCGAACTGTAGGGCGATGAAGCCCAGCCACCACCAGAGCAGGTCGGCCCTGGATATGTCGGTGAGGATGGCGAGGAGGGCTACTACTGCAGCAGCGAGAGCGAACATCAGGTTCCACTCCCCCATTCGGGGTGTAGCGCGAGGTAGTTGCGGAGGTCGTCGTTGAGGACTCGGCCTGTGGTGATGTCTGTGATGGTGCCGAGGTAGCGGGTGAAGGTGCGCTTCTCGTCGGGTTCGACGGTGTGGGTGAGTGTGGTGGTGACGGACAGGGGCCAGCGCATGTCTACGGGGTGGTTAGTTGTGAAGGCCCGGACGTAGTCGGTGGCTTCGGTCCCGCCGGCCTGGTTGGTTTCGGGTGCGGATACGGCGAGGAGCCGGATGTCCTGTTGGGTGCGGACGTGGAAGCCGAGGTCGATCTCTAGCCGGAGGGTGTCACCGTCGATGACGGCAATCAGCGCGGCCCGGTAGGTCCACACATGGCTACTTGGTGGCGGGGCAGACGGCGGGGCGGTCGTCGGGGTTACCGGTGCACTGGCCGGACTGGCCGGCGCCGTTGCCGCCGTTGGTCGGGGGCTGTGCATCGGCGTTGGCTGCGGCTATGCCGATGGTGAGGATGGTGGCGGTGAGGAGCAGGGCGGCGAGGATGCGCTTCATGATCTACCTCTAGACGTGGAGAAACCCACCGCTTTGGGTGGGCTGGTGCGGGACATACTCCGCCGAGATCAAGGTTGGTGGATGATCGGCGGTTTGTCAAGCAACCGCGGCCATGATGAAGAACCCCGCCACATACCAGGCGGCGAGGATGATCACGGCAAGGGCGAGCGCTGGAACGTCCTGGCGGGTAAGTGCGAACACGATGATCGGAAGCTGCCCGAATGCAATGATCCAGCCCCACGCGTTCACGCGACGACTGCCCTTCTGGCCATGAGTGCCTGCTCGAGGAGCAGCACTGAGGGTAGGTCGGGGTGGTGTTCGGACCATGCTGTGCCGCATTGGCCGCACCATGCGTGGTCGGCGTCTGGTCTGCGGACACGGATCGAGTGGGGGCGGTCGCAACGGGGGCATGGATCCGGGATCGTCAATGGGCGGGCTTGCCACCCGGTTTCGGTGCGGGCCCAGGTGACCCATCGGGACGATTCGTGGGCGAGGTCGCCGAGTTGGCTTGGGGTGCGGCCGGGTTCAGTGGAGGCGCCGACGAGGGCGCGCAGGTTGGCTTCGACGATTCCGCGGAGTGATCGTTTGAACTCGATCGTGAGCCACCAGGCGACTGCGCTCTCGATGCGGATGAGTGCGTCGAGGGCGTCTTCTGAGGCGGGTGGCCGGCTGCCTGGGATGGTTCGCATGCCCGGCGAGTCGTCGTCGCTGCCTGGTTGGACAGCGAAGCGGAGTTGGACGAGAAGTGCTGGGTGTTGCACGACGTACGCCTTCCGGCCATGCAACCGGGCGGCCATGGGGGTGAGTTCTTCGCGGTGTTGGTAGGGGTCGACGAGGTTTCCGACGTTGACGGCGACACGATCAAGGAAGTCGGTCACGGGTGCCTCACCAGGTAGACGAGGCCAACGATCTGTAGCACTAGCAGCACGGCTAGAGCGATGTAGATCCACCCGAGAACGCGCAAACCCCGTTTAGTCATCGTTGATTCGCTTCACCATCTCGATGCGGACCATGCCGGGGGCGAACGAAGCACGCAGCATCCGCCGTTGTCGTTCGGCTCTTCGCCGAGTTCGGCAGTAGATCGGCACATAGGCGGCCTCAACACCGCCGGTCACCGAGGGCAGTAGGAACGCCTGCACTCGCCACGTCTTGCTTCTCATGACTTCACCAGCTTCGGTGGATCGTTCCGGTCGACGAGGTCCCGTAGCAGGTCGTGCATTTGGCCGATGACGGATTCGGTGGTCCTCTGGTGCCGTTCGAGGGCTTGGACGCGTTGTTCGAGTGCGGTGACCCGGGCGGCAATCACGGACCGGTCGGCTGGTTCATTCATCTCCTAGGGACCCTTCTGGCCAGTGGGTGAAGTCGGGTTTTGGCTCGCCGGTGGAGCTCTGCAGCTCACTACCTACTCCGTCTATAGGTAGTGAGCTGCGAGCTACACCATCCGGTTGTGACTCAAAGTCACGAAGCTGCAACGAAGCTGCGAAGCTACAACCTGTAGATGTGAGCTTCCAGAAGGCGCGTTTTTCAGTGCCGGTATTCTCGACCAGTCCATCTCTGACCAGCGCGTTTAGTGGTTTCCACAGGCTCCCTCGAGGGATCTTGCTGATCTCTATGAGGGTGGGTGTGCTGGCGCCTTGTAGCTCATCTGTAGCTTTCAGACTTCCGAGAATTGTAGCTTCGATCTTGGAGCGTTTTTGGCTGTAGCTTTGAGCTGACAATACGGCGGAATCTAGGACAGACCGCAGGGTCACCGTTACCGTTTCGTGTTCTGGCACGTCCTTCTGTTTCGTGTTTTTGATCTCCATTTCGTCGCCGTCTTTGACCACCCTGAAGATCGACGTAGCGGCTCCCTCGAGCGCCGTTGAACCCCTCAGCGACTCCCCGTTCCTAGCCTCGTGGTGGACGAGGAGGACGCAGGCTCGGGTCGCCATGCGGATCTTGTCGACGGCCACCACGAGGTGTCCCATGTCCCTGGCGGAGTTCTCCTCGGCGCCGATCGACACCCTCGCCTGAGTGTCGACGACGACGAGCAGGGGCTCGATGTTGCGGAGGGATTCGATGAGCCCGTCGAGTTGTGGGGCCTCGAGCATCTGCACGGCGATGGGGAGGAACCGGACACCGGTCATGGTTTCCCCGGTGGTGTGCTCCCACGCCCGGACCCGCTGCCGTAGCCCTTGGGTGCCTTCGGCGATGATGTACACGACGGGGCCACGGGTGGTTTCGTGGCGCTGCCAGGGCGCCCCGATGGCGACGCTGCCGGCCCAGTCGAGGGCGATGAAGCTCTTGCCGTGGCCGGGTTTGCCGTGCAGCCAGGCCAGCGAGTTGCAGTAGAGGAGGCCGTCGATCAACGGCAAGGGGGGTGGGATTTTGTCGAGGTCGGCGGTGGTGAGCATGGCGTCGGTGATGCGCCGCGCCCAGTCGACCTCGAAGTCGACGCCCGGCTCATAAAGCATCGGGTCGCCGTTGAGCATGTTCTGGATGATGCTGAGGGCTTCGGCGTTGGCGGGGTCGGCGGCGAAGGCCCGGGCGCGGTCCCGGGCCTCGTCGTGGCGTTTGATGCCTTCCTGAGCCCAGTCGGACAGCTGGTCGGGTGGCTTCTGCTCAGGGGTGAACCATTCGCCGCCTTGGTAGAGCTGGTCAGTCACTGGTGCGGCCTTCCGCGGAGCCGGTTGCGTAGCCGAGCCGATACCAGAATGTGGCAGTGGCTAGAGCCTGTTCGTAGTCGTCAAAATGGGGGTTTGTCGTTCTTGGCGATCCACGCCCGGGCCAGCTGCTTGTCGGCCTCGGTGGGGTCGTCGAGTTTCCACGGGGCTGACTGGCCGCTGACCGCGGCACCTTGGCCGAGGCGTCCAAGGACACGCCCGCCGACCTTGCCGGCCAGCTGCGCTTTGAGGACCTTGGGGAAGACGAGGGTTTCGAAGATGCCGTCGCCCTCACCGGGGCCGTCGAGGACGTTGATGGCGACCTTCACGGCATCCGAGACGCCGAACCGGGTGGTGATGTCCTTCTCAACGCTCAGCACGTTGAAGAGGAGGAGGGAGCCTTTGTAGTCGGCCCATTGGATGCCGACGGCGGCACCGGGGGGGTCGAAGCTGTCGGTGGTCACGCTGCTGTCTCCTTCTCTTTCTCTTACTCGTTCTCTGGCGTCCCGCCGGTGGTCCCGGCGGGGGCTTCTAGGGCTGCTAGGCGGGCTTTCGCGAGGTCGGTGTGCGCTGGGGTCCAGTCGGCATGGTGGTCACGCCAGACGTCCTCTACGGCCTCACGAGTGGGGGCTACGGCGATAAGCCAATCCAGCTCGGGGAGAGCACTGACATGTGGCACGGCGATGCCCTTGCGTGCCCGCCAGAGGCGCACGTCCGCGCACAGCTGTAGTGCCTCGAGCCCGGCGGCGATGTCGACGTCGTACAGGTCGCAGCGGCCTTGCCCGACGGGGAGGTGCATGACGAGGGCGGTGGACTGGTCGACGGGAGGCATGGGTTTCCACCAGCCGAGGTATTCGGTCTCGTTGCCGTTTGTTGGGCCGTCCCAGATGTAGCTGGCGTTGGCGTAGATGGCGAGCTGGATGGCGATCTCGCCCCACGAGTAGTCGAGCGTCTTCCCGGTCTTCACATCGGCGATGCGCCAGGTCGGCCAGTCGGGGTGGCCGATGATGCGGTCGAGGGTGCCTGCTATCCCGTACTCGGGGAACACCACGATCCGCTCTATCCACGGGGCATGCATAGTTATGCGGGCCGTATTCAAGGCTGTCCGGTATGCGTCCACGTCGGCGTCCCACGGCGCCGGAACAGTGACGTCCTGCCCGGCGTCGATTTGTTCGGTGAACGCATGCAGGGCCGTGCCGAGGTTCGCCCCGCTCGAGGCTTTGGCGGCTTCTTTCGCGTCCTCGCAGATCCGGTCGAACTTGCCCTTGTCGTCGATCTTCGTGGACGCGGCGAGGGCGTATAGGTCGGACCTGTTGGCGATGCCGTAGGCGACCATGCGTTCCTGCCATTTGCCGAGCCCGTACATGTCGGACACGGTTTTGGCGAAGGTGGTGGCGCGGGTCCACGCCCGCTCCTTACCCGTAGAAGGGTCGGGGAGGAGGTAGCGTCCCCAGCGGTCCCGTTTGGGTTCTGGCCGGCTGGTGGGCGTGGTGAACGTCACTGCCCGCCTCCCCCGCCGCCGCCGACACGGCGGGCGATGAACGCAGCGCGGAACGCGGCTTCCCACATACCCGCTTCGACTCGCCCCGCGAAGAACGTCTCCACGTCCGCCTCGATCTCCGCTGCGATGTCGTCGGCGGTGGCCTGCCGGATCAGCCGGGCGGCAGCGGCGAGGAGGTTACGTGCCTCCGCGTCGTAGAACTTGCGGTGCTTGAACCCGGCCCACGGCCCCGGATGCTCCCAGCCAGCGCGGGACGCGAGTATTCGAGCTGCCGCTTCGACCGCCGCGGCCGGGATCTCACTCATGCCCGCCCCCGCCTTCCGTGCCGGACGCCTCCACGGACAGGGCGCGGCGGACCTGGTCCCAGCGCCAGACATCGTCGCGGCCATTGACTAGCTTGAGCGCGGCGGCGATGCGAGCTTCCGCCGCATCCCGCTCTGCCACCACCGTGAGGTGAAAACCCAACGGGACATGACCGTCTGGGGTTGCGGGGGCCGGGCCATCGTGGTTGACGGTCACGATGGTCACATCCGCGGGATCCACGATGAGGGCGCGACCATCGGCAAGGTCCACCTTGAAGGCGATCACGCCTTTGAACCTGTCACTCATCACAGCTCCTCGATGAGCAGCCGCAGATGGACGCGGCTGGGCTGATGCCCGCACGGCAACGGGACGCCGAGCCGCATGTCAGGTCCGACGAGATGTTCGGCGTCGTCGTCGGGGATCACCCCGGCGTCACGGATCCCGTCGATGGCGGCCTTGACGGACGGGTACCAGTTGGCGGGGTCGCGTTTCCGCCGGTCCGGTGGGATCACCCACGCGAACACGTGGACCTTCTCGAGCGCCGGGATGTGCGCGGCCTTGGCGAGGATGGTGGCCTCATCGCGCAACTGCCGGGTGATGCGGGCCTTCGCCTGGTGGTGGAGCCGCTGGTTCGAGGTGAGCAGCGGCCCGCACGGCAAGTCGATCCGCCACGACCGGCCGGGGCTGGGCTCTTGATCGGGCATCGGTTCATCCGTCATGTGGCCCGCCTGAAGGGCACCTGCAGCCCGAAGTACTGGGGCCCACCCTCGGGGTTGCGCATCTTCACGCACGGCATCCCGAAGTAGTGGGTGCGGGCCTCAATCACTTCCCACAGCACGTTGTGGTCGATGTGCCACGCCTTCTCACCCTTGTCGAGCTCGCCGGCTAGAACGACCCCAGCCGCGAGGCGGGCCCTGCTCGTCGCTGTCATGGCATCGGCCTTTGGTAGCAGTCAGAGCACAGCCGGTCTTTTGCGGTGATGCCGAGCTGTCCGCATCGGGTGCAGGCCACGTCACGGCGTCGCCGTTTCGACACCCGTGGCCGCCGGTTGTTCAACCCGAGTGCGTCCAACAGGAGCCGCACGTCGTCGATGTTGCGGGCGATGGCGCACACGTACAGTGCCGCGCCGTGTTCCTCCGCGGTCAGGTCGGTGAGGGTCAGCGTGTCGGTGGTCAGGTCTGCCATCAGCGCCGCCTCATCTCCTCGAGCACCGCGATCTCGAGAGCGCGCTGGGTGCCGTCGATAGGCAGCGCCTCACGGACAGGCTGGGTGAGGTAACTGATGCGGGCCTTGTGCTCGAGACGCTGCCCGATGGCGCATGCACCGCACCAGTGGTCGGGCTCTTGGGCTTGCCAGTTGCCGCTGTCGAGCCAGCGCACCAACGCCCGCAGCCAGGCCCTCACGGCGCACCGCCCGAGCTCAACCCGCGCACCAGCACCCCGGCGATCCACCACGACCACGGCTCACCTTCCATACGATCGTGACCGTGATCGTCGAGGATCTTGTCTATCGTCATCGAGAACGGCACGAACTCCACCGAGGAGAAGGCGTCGGCGAGCAGTTGCCGAAGATCCCCCTGGCGACGTCGTTCCCGCTCCTGGCCGAGGGCGTACTGATGCTGTAGTCGTTTCTCCACTCGCTCGCTCACGTTGCCCGCCCCCGTACCGGCTCGTCGGGCATGCGGCGATGCCTGCCCTGGTAGCGTTGCCCCGGCACACGGATCGGGTCGAAAGGGCCGGCGGTGTGGTCCTCGGCGGTGGACAGGGAGTCCAGCCACGACGCCGTGTCAGCGTCGACAACGTCCTCCGCGCGGCGTGCCCGCCACGCGTCCCACCGGTTCCACCCGGCGCGGACCATCCCCATCCACCAGGTCACGGCTCACGCTCCACGGCCCCCGCCGACGAGGGGAGGTGGTCCCCCATCCTTTCGCCGCGGACGATCATGGCGGCACGCTTCGTAGCGGCCATAAACGCGTCGCGGCACCGACCTTGCAGATTCAGAACGTCTTCGATTTCCGCTGCGATTTCCTCCCGCAAAGTCTCTTCGGCATCAGCCATCCGTGCGCGTAGCCATTCGATTGTTCTGGTCGATTCGCCACGCAAAGCCCAGGCTTCATCCACCTCAGCCCGAAGGGTGGCGATGGTCGCCTCGGGGTATCCAAGCGTGAAGGCGTGTTCGCATTTAGCGCAACAGTCGCCACCTTCGGTGAACACGTTCTGCGACCACGAACACGCCTGGGTGGGCGCACCGCAATGACGGCAGTCGAACGGAGACCTATCCTCGTCTCGGGTCATTCCGCTTTCCCCTTCCACACCTTCACCTGGCGGCGCAGCTCCTCCACGAGGTCGAGCAGGAACGGCACGTCGCTCGCTGACATGAGCGCCGCATCTAGTTGCGTGCTCGCCAGGTCGCCGAAGGCTGTACTCGCGACGACCTCATCCCAGCGGGCGCGGATCGCGTCCAGGTCCGTCGTGATGCTCACGTGGCACGCTCCCGGTATTCGGCGAGACGCTCGTCCTGCTCATCGGTGCGGTCCGCGAGTAGGACCCAGTTGCGGGCCTCCACGAACTGCACCAACCCGGCGGCTTTCTCGTCGGGGGTGAGGATGTGGTCGGTGCGGCGGGCACTGCAGTAGCCGTCCGTGGCCTGACGCCTGTCCCAGGTCACGTCGCACGCTCCTGCGGCAGTTGACCAGTCTCGATATATGTCAGCCACGCGATCATGTGTCTGAAGCAGCCGTCGCAGATCGTGGCCTGGGCTTCGCTGGGGATCGGGCCGAAAATTTCCAGCGATTCGGCCGCAGCCTCTTCGTCGCTCCAAACCTTTGTGAACGTCCCCCCGCAGTTCTGGCAGGTGAAGCGTTCCTCGCTGCTCATGCGGTCACCGCCTGGTCGAGTCGCGCCTTCCTAGCGATGTGGCGGGACCGGTCGTAGGCGAGGGCGTGGATGTTCTCCGCCATCTCGCGGGGGATGATGACGGGGATCCCGCCGTCGCTGTTGCGGTTGCCGGCGGCGGTGAGGCGTGCGGCGAGGGCGATGAGGGTGGCGTCGGTGAGGCGCTTCCGCGCATTCGGGTTCACGGTCCGATCGCCTCTTCCTCGAATTCGGGTTGAACACCAGGCGAGAAGTGGTTGATGCCCCGCTGATAGTTCTGCCTTGCCCACTCGACCCGGTCGGGCTCGCCATCGGCGAGGAGCCAGATCATCCCGAACATCTCTTCGATGGTTTCGTAGGCGTCGCCCTGCGTTTCGGTGGCGATCGTCATGGTCTGCCAGTTACGAAGTCGTCCGTCGTCGGTCACGGCGTGGTTGTAGCTGCCGGCCATCACGTCACCTTCTGCATGACCGTGATGAACGCGGACGTGATGAACGCGGAGACACCGGCCACCGCGAGGGTGAGGAGGGGACGGTCGAACGCCCGCTCGAGCATGGTTGGGCGGCGGTGTCTGCCCGATCCGATTACGATGCTGGTCACCGCAGTGCTCCTCTCGTAGTTGTGCTGCGGGTTGTGCGGTGGCCGGTCCGGGCAATGGGCCGGCCACCGTCGTTACTGGTTGGGGCCGCCGCCGCTGTTGCGCGCTGCCCTACGGGGGGGAAGAGGGCCAGCGGCGACGGCTGTCTGGGGGAGGAGGCCACACCCGTCGCACACACACGGCGTGGCGGGTAGGCCGAGAGGGTGGGCGACACCCTCGCAGCGGTCATGCTGACCGACGAAACAGCGGAAGCAGGGGCCGGTCATGCGGCACGCTCCCTAGCCTTCGCCCAGACTTTCCACGCCTTGTGATCAGGACTACCGATCAACGGCTCAGGTTGCGGCTCGTGGTGAGGGCAAGCGCAGAACCAATGCCAGCCGGTAGAGGCCCGCAGAATCCCGTCGCATTCGTCGTGGCGATCGTTGCGACACCATCCACTGATATCGCTATATGGGTCCCGCGGACCCGGTTCCCACGGGGTGCCGCTCCATGCGGTTCGCGTCTTCATTCGTCGTCCTTCTCCTTGGACGGCGGCGGCAGCGGCTTGGTGGGTGGTGGCCGCGGTGGCGGCTCGTTGTCGATCGGGCGGTCGGTCATTGCGCAGTCGCCCCGATGTACCGCTCGACCTCGGCGAGGTCGAAGACGTAGGTGGCGGTGACGCCGGATGGTCCTTGGACTTTGATCGCGGGGAGTTCACCGGATTCGGCTAAGCGGTGAACGGTGCGGACGGACTTACCGATCAGCTCTGCCACTTGCAAGGACGAGATGAATGGCCCTCCGCGCGATTCGGTCACGTGCGCAGCATGCTACAAACGTCCTGATCGCGTCAAGTGTTTCACGGGAAACAATCTGAGGTCCTTGGAGTTGTTGACGCGATCGCGACAGGTTACGTATGGTGCATCCATGAACGAGCAGACATTGGAAGGCATGATCGAGACGATGCTCGCCGATTTCGAACGGATCGAGCAGCGGCAGGAGCGAACCAAAGCGCTGCTCACCGATCTTGTGCGGCGTCAACAGGAGCACGAGCGGGGCATCGCCGAAGTGCAGGCGTGGATTGAGCGACTCGAATCCCGGATCAAGGAACGCCAATGAACGACGACGACCAGATACCCCCGTGGACGTTGGGCTGGCGGCTACAGCGCGCCCTCTCCTGGGCTGACATGAACACCGAGGAGATGGCCTACGAGCTTGGTGTGGCCCGCTCCACGGTCAGCCGGTGGTGCAACGACAAAGGGCACCCAACCCGGGGATACCTGAAATTGTGGGCGCAACGCACAAGAGTCCCCCTGAACTGGTTGCTTCAGGGAGACTCCGGGCTCCCGCGGAGGGACTCGAACCCCCAATCTGCCGGTTTGGACCCTGTCCCTCGTCCGTTCGGCGCCGCTGAGAAGCTGGCGATGAGCAAGCTCATACCGATCAGTGCGGCGCAGCTCATCCAATCGGCCCGTAGTCGATGACCGTAGAACCCGCTACTCCTAGTTACCTCGCGTACACGGAGGTTCTAGGGGAGGCCGCGATGCGCTGGGTTTACGCGATCGACGCATGGACGAGTTGGATGATCGCCGCCGGGACGTCGATACGCACCATAGAGCTTCGCCGCTACCAGATGCGGCGACTCGCCGAAGCGAATCTGCACCGTTCACCGTGGCGGATCAACACCAACGACCTGGTCGACTGGATGTCTGGGCAGTCATGGTCGCAGGAGACCCGCCGTTCCTACCGCGCCACGCTGCGGGCGTTCTATCGGTGGGCTGAGCAGTCGCAGCGGACTCGCCGCAACCCAGCCTCGAGCCTGCCGGCGGTCCACGCACCGCACACCGTGCCCAGGCCGACGCCCGACGAAGTGATCACCGAGGCGCTGCGGTCGGGCTCCGACCGGGACCGGCTGATCCTGTCCCTCGCCGCTTATGCGGGGTTGCGGCGCGCCGAGATCGCCCAACTGCGATGGGATCACATCACCGGTGAGGGCATCCGCGTCCACGGGAAAGGCGGGAAGATCCGCATCGTGCCGGTCCACCCCGAACTGCAGCGGTTGATCGTCGCGGAGAAGTTGCGCCGCAACGCCGGCCGCTCCGGCACCGGCTACCGGTACACCGCTGGGCTGGATGGGCCGTGGCTGTTCCCCGGGCAGTGCGACGGGCACATGACCCCCGCCGCCATCGGCAAGGCCGCTGTCCGCGCCCTCGGGCCAGGCTGGGGCGCCCACTCGCTGCGGCACCGCTTCGCCACCAGGGTGTACGCCGGCACCCACGACCTGCTGGCCGTGCAGGAACTGCTGGGGCACGCGAAGCCGGAAACGTCGAGGCGGTATACGCAGCTGTCGGACGGTGCGCTGTCCGACGCGGTCAACACGCTCTGAGATAAGCCGCGGCGCGCATCGCAGAGTCCGGGTTATCGCGAAGATAGCTGAGTGCCAAGTTGCATGATCTACACAGAAGCCCGCGCACCGTTCCTGTCGTATGGCAGTGATCTACGGCGGGAACCTGTAGCTGCTTGAGGCAGATGGCACATGTGCCAGACTGATCGTCTAGCATCTCTTGGACCTTCTCGTTCGTAATGCCGAGGTGCCACCGCCTCGGGTTGGAGTATCCACTCGAAGATTTGCGCTCGCGCTCACGCTTCGCAGGGCCGTATCGCCGAGCCTCCTCTCTTAGAGCTGTCCGGCAGCGAGAGGGATAGGGTGTCCGGACCCGTATGGGCACCCCAGGGCCACATTGCGAGCAGTCGGCCATCTTCCGAACGGCATCGATGTTCGAGAGTCGATGCCAACCATCTGAAGATCGGCGCGTAGGGGTTCCCTGGGACTTGCGTCGCGCAGCTTGGTAATGCCTATTGCACAAGCCCTTAGCGTAGGTCGGACGATCACAACCATCTTCTGAGCATAGATTCGAGGCCGTCGCCATAGAGCCTATGATATAGGAGCCTGGACCCAAAAAGACTAAAAGGCCCAGCCTCCCGAAGGAGACTGGGCGAAGGATGAGGCGGCTGCCGTATCGTGATGGGCGTGAGCGATCTGGTGATGACGCACGCCATCGCATGCGAGTGGTGTGGTGCGGAGGTCGGCGAGCCCTGCATGATCGCCGGACGTGGGCTCTCCCGTGATCCTTACGGGAATGTCAGGGCTACAGATCCGAGGCCATACAGCGGGGGGCGACGGGAAGTTCACACCATCCGCGCCGTGCCACGCGATCAGCATGAGCAGTGGCTGAGGGCTAGCGCCGCCCGTCCCTGACGAAGGTGCCGAGACCCCAGATCGTCACGACCAGGCCCCGGTCCCGCAGGATCCCCATCGCCTTGCGCACCGTCATATACGCGACCCCGAGTTCGGCGGCTATGTCTTTCTCGGGTGGGAGGCGCCGGCCTGGCGTGTACTCCCCCGACTCGATCCGCGCGGTGATGACGCGGACGACCATGCGGTAGCGAAGCTCAGGCGGACCCCCCATGCCCCGGACGATAGGGCGTCCTCGCGGTTGCCCATAGCATCAGATAGCTCTATAGAGCTATGGTGCGACAGTGAGTAGCCGAGCCGTCACTGCTGCGTCGGCCCCCCAGCTTGCTAACGGGGGCGGCCCGGCTACTCACGTCGACCGTGGCGACGGGTGGTGCCGGGCTTGCGGCTGCTACACGCCCTGCCCCGGCTCGGTTGTGCGGGAGCCGGTGCCGCCGGTGAGCCTCACCCGCGGCGGATTCATGCTCAGCCGCTAGTTCTTCGGGGGCGGTGGAGGCGCGGGAGGCCTGTCCACGCGTATGACCCTGATGGGGCTGACCTCTTGTTGCCCCATCCCCTTACCGCAGCTCATGCCGTCGCGTTCTTACCGAAGCGAGTCTCACCCTTACGCAGCCAATTCACTGCAGTGAGCGCGAGCGCGGCGACGCCAGCAGTCGCAAAACCCTTCAGGTCATCCCAAGCCAGTTCATCAGGTGCCTTACCCATCGCGAGGTATGCGCCGAGGCTCGCGGCGGCGAACACGCGCCCCGCGGATGCGCCAGCAGCGACAAGCTGAGCGGACATGATCAGCCACCTCCACGCGGTACATCGGGGATGAGACCGGGCATGTATTCGCCCTCATCGTCATCATCAACGTCGACTTGCTTCGGATCACACATACAAGGTCACTTCCGTCCGAGCAGGAAGAGTGGTGACGGTGGGTCCGACGGTCGGTAGATCACATCTGGAACGTTGTCCAGGCGCTCGTCTTCGTCAGCCATCGTTCATCGCTGGTTCCTTTCATTGGCTCGCCGCGCCCGAGTTTCCCGTGGAAGTGCCGGTGTCTATCACCGGTTGAACCAATCCCGGGCGCGGCGAGGACTCCGGTCCTTTACCTGCTCCACACCCGCACCGAATCAACCCACACCCGGCCCGGTTTCCCGAGCACCGGGGGTTCGCCGGCGGTCGCGCCGAGGGACAGGATCAGCGCCTGCGGCCCGCCGTCGTCATGCGTGGGGTAGGAGGCCACGAGGGTGCCGTCCCAGTACACGCGGGCATCGCTCGAACGGCGCCACAACGTGAACCGGTGCCAGGCGTTGTTCCAGTCACCAGCGGGATACGAGCCGTGGCGCAGCTCCCGGTCGCCGTCCCAGTAGGACACCTTCAGGCCCTTGGTCACGCCCTCCGCGATGTCGTGTTCCCCGCTGTCTGGGTAGCGGATGCCGGCTGCCCACCACGCCGGGAAGTTGAAGATATGGTCACCGGTGTCCGAGCCGGGGAACCGCACTCGCGCCTCAGCGACCATGCCAGGCCTGAACCGGAACACTGACCGCACCAAGGCGCCTTGGTCGGCCGACGACAGGTTCAGTGTCAGCCGCCCGTCGTACACCCAGGCGTTGCCGGGTTTGGTGTCGACGTTCTGCACATGCCAGCCCGGCTGGGTCCACTTCGCGGTGTCCAGGATGTCGCCGGTGAACTCGTCGTGCCAGATGAGGTTCCAGCTCCCGGCCGGGCCATGCGGTTGCGGGCTCGCTGCGGTCGCTTCCCCCGCCGGTATGACCATGGCTGCGGTTAACGCCAGCAGCGCGAGCGTCTTCACTGGTTGATGGCCCGGAGTTGAGCGAGAGTGCCGTTGTACACGTTCGCGTCGATCGCTCCTTCGATGCTCGGGAACGTCGACGAGAACTGCCAGAAATCCGGAGGGCCACCCCACGCGTTCGGCGACGGCAGGATCGGCTTGAACGTCTCGGGCCAGATCAGCTTGTCGACGTAGGCGAAGGGATAGTACTTGTACCACCAGGCACCGAATGGCCCGTTGAGCCCGACGCCAGTCTGGTTCTCCTGATAGAAGCGGCTGGTGTAGAGAACCGGCCCGTGATTGGGAATGAGATGACGTAGCCACGCAGCCCAGGCTTTTGCCCATGCGTTGACCTGGGCCTGGGTCTTGCCGTCGCCGGTTTCCAGATCAAGGACAAGCAGATCCGTGATCTTAATTGCCCCAGCCGCACCGACATAGTTCAGGAACTCAGTGGCTTCATCCTCGGGATCGTTGGCCGGGTGCCCGTAGTGATAGGCCATCCGTACGATCTCGGCGTCGGCAAGCTTTTGCCAGTTGGCCACGAACCGGCCGTCCTTGACCGTCAGTCCCTCGGTGGCTTTGCACGCCCCGAACGTGATCTCGTAAGCGTCGACGAGCGTCTGCCAGTTGACGTCCCCCTGCCAATGGGAGACGTCGAACCCCCGCTGAATCAGACTGGGACTGGCGGGGGCGGCAATTTTCCCAGGATCTCGTTGACCTTCCCGATCAGAACATCGACCTTGTCTTCGGTTTCCTGTGCTACGTTGGCGACAGCTTTCCTGCCCACGCCAGTGCCGGCCACGACATTGCGGCGGGTGGCCTCGAGCGCGGCCTTCGCATTCATCGTCGTGGGCGGATCCGTGACCTGATCTTCAAGGTCGTAACCCCATCCGGCCTTGTTGAAGAACTCCTGCCAGTCAGCGGCGTCCCACTTGTCGGGGCCGTAGTAGCTCATGTCGATGTCCTGCCTGTAGACGTGGATGGGCACATCCGGGCCGTTGTCGGGGCCGTGGTTGGCGAGGCCGTTTTGCCCGTTGCGGTATTGCACGACCTGCTCGGCGGCCGCAGCGCTCATTTCCTTGTCGCCGATGGCGATGGCGTGGATGTGCGCGGGCCACACGCCGGCGAGGTAGGGGCGATACCACGCGGCGAAGCTCGTCTCGCGGAGCTCGCGCACAACTCGGTCCCGCTGGGTGGTGGTCAGATCGCGGACGCTGACGTCCAGCGCGCCGCCACCGGAGTGCGTGCCAGCCGATGCGGACACACCGCTGGTGTAGGAGCCTTGCGGGATGCGCAGCGGCATGAGGTCGCGCAGCCCCCGCAGTTCGGTGATCTCGAGCATTTCGACGGTGCGCCGGTTCGCCGTCACACCCCGCCACGAGATCCGCTCATAAGGATCAAGCGCCATCGTCAGCCTCGTCCTTACCTTCATCGCCTTCGGACTCGAACAGGCCGGCGTGCTCGTCGTCGGGTGGGACGATGGTGTCGTCGGTCATGGGGGTTCATCTCCCTCGGTTTTGAGGACCTGCCCGTGCAGGGTGATGTGATCATCGAACCGGGCGCTGAGTGTCCCGACCCTCGACTCAACCCGAACGACCGCGTCCTTCAAGGAGAGACCCTTGTTCTCTGTCACCTCGTCCTTGACCACATGGAGAGGTTCGAGGATCTTCGGGGCGAGGTCCTTAATGATCCAGGTCTTGAGGGGTCGCAGCACGACGAACCTCACTACGGCGGCGATCAGGAGCAGCGCGCCGCACACCGCGCCGACAGCGACGATGACGTCACCAAGGTCCTTCAATGTCACCGATCGCCCCCCTTGCAGATTGCGGCAGACTGCGGTACGGTGCAGCTATGACGAAGAGGATCTATGCGACCGTGTCAGACGATCTCTACGACTGGCTGGTCCGCGAAGCCAAGGCAAACGGCCGGACCCTCAGCAACCAGATCGCCTGGCTGCTAGAGCACCCTTACGAGGGGGAAGCATGAAGAAAATCCAGGTTGTGTCCTGGCCCGGCGCCACCGAAGAACTAGCGCGACTACTCGCCATGCCGATGCCGGTCGCGGCCACACCCTCACCACAAGAGGTGACCGCGCTCTACAAGCGACTCGCCCAGTACAAACAACATCGCCTCGCCGTCGAAAACGGGGCACCCTACATCCCCGAAAGAGGGACGTCATGAAACGCATCCTGATCCCGGCGCTGATCGCGCTAGGACTCACCGCCGCCGCGTGCGGCACAACCGAGAAAACCGCTGAACAGGCGCCGCCATCCTCGAGCGCCCCAGCTTCGACCCCGACGCCGCCGACCAGCGACCCCGGCGACATCACCGACAACTCCACCGACGAACCGTCAGCGATGGCCCTCGGCGGCACCGCTGAGATCACCTCAGAGGACGGCACCGACGGCAGCGTCACCGTCTCCAAACTGAAGATCACAACCCGGCCCGCCGACTCATACGGCTCGAAACCCGACCGCGGCTACTTCCTGATCTTCACGGTGAAACTCCGCGCCGACAAGCAACTCTCCGTCGACGAGTACGAGTTCTACATCACCACCAAGAGCGGCGAACATGTCGACGAGGGCGACGGCAACTCCTACGACGCCGCCAACTATGACGACGTGCTCAGCTATGTGGAGCTGAACGCAGGCGAGCATAAGACCGGGCTACTGATCTTCGACGCGCCCAGTAAACACGGCACCCTCAACTACGCCCCGAACTACGAAGGCGGACCGATCGCGAGTTGGACCTTCTAATGAAGCTCGGCCTGCTCGTCGCAGCATTTGCCGTCTTCCTGCCCACACCCGGCAGTGCCACCGCGAGTGATGCCTGTACGGTGCCGCAGGTGGTTGCGCACCGCGGCGGGTGGGCGGACGTGGGGCGGACTGAGGACACGGTCGGCGCCTACCACAAGGCCCACGCTTATGGCATCAACGAATGGGAAACCGACATCCGGTTCGACCGGAACGGGATCCCGTTCCTGATGCACGACGCGACGATCGACCGCACCACGAAGGGGACCGGCCAGGCGTCCTCGGTCAACCTCGCGACCACGACAGTGAAGATGAACGATGGCACCGCGCTGAAGGATCAGGGGCTGGCCCGGCTGCTGTCGTATGCCGCACGTGACGGCGCCGCGGTGTCGATTGAGCCGAAGATCGCACCGACCGCGAGCCAGGTGACCCGCGTCCTCGCCCTACTCGACATGTATGGGATGCGCGGGCGGGTGCTGTTCGAGTCGTTCCGCACCGCGAACCTGGCGCCGTTCAAGGCCGTCGCCCCGAACCTGACGTATGCGTTGGTGGCGTCCACCGCCGTACCACCGTCGACCGCGGCCGGTGTGGGCTCGGTCCTGTATGTCGCGGACTCGGTGCTCACCCAACCACTGGTGGACGCCTATCACACGGCCGGGGTGAAGGTGTATGCGTGGACCCCGGACACAACCACGCAGTGGGCGGCGCACAAGTCGTTGGGCATCGACCGGTTCGTGTCCGACAACCCAGTCAAGTATCGGGCGTGGCGGGACGCGGTCTGCACCGGCGGCTGGACCGGTAGTTACTAAAGCCCAGCCGGGTCGGCCTGATAGGTAAAGCTAACCGAGATCGAGTCGTTGGCGGCCCACACCATGGGAGTGGTGTCGTTGACATTGCTCGACGCGTTGTCCCGGTAGAGTCGCAGACCGGTGCCGGCGGCGTTGAGCTGACACTGTCCAACGAAAATAGTCGGTACCGAATTGTCGCGGATCATAAACGCGCCGACGGCCGACGCCAACGCGCCACTGTCCGACGCAATCTCAAAGCTGGTGTTCGCCGCGAAGGGCAGACTGACGACATAACCGCCGGAACCTGCGGCGGTACCAGATGTCCCGAACCGGATGAACGCTTCCCCAATCACCAGTTCGTCAACACGTTTCCACCACCCGGACTGGACCGCCCCCACGCCGAGGGTGGGGTTAGTCGTCGCCGCGGTCAACGTCGGCACATACGTGTTCTGGTTGAACGAGACGGCGAGCGCGGTCTGCCCGGCGAGGATCGGCATCAGTCCTCCTTAAAGCCCGGCCGGATCGGCCTGATAGGCAAAGTTGATGCTGATCCCGTCTGAGGCGGCCCAAACGAACGGCACAGCGTCGGTGACGGCCAGGGCGGTGCCGTCACCGATGCCGAGAAGCACCGTGGTAGTGGAGGCCAGCACGATCACGAGCTGGCGGGACCCGGCGGTGACCGCGGAATTGTCGCGGATGGCGCCCCCGCCGATGGTCGAGCCAATACCGAGCGACCCGGACGCCACCTCGAAGCTGGTGTTCGCGGCGAACGGCAGCGACACTGCGTAGGTGCCCGACCCGGCGACGACGCCGGACGTGCCGAACCGGATCTGCGCCTCGCCGAAGATCATCTCATCGAGGCGTTTCCACCAGCCGGCGGCGGTGGACCCGGAACCCAGCGTCGGGTTGGTCGTCGCCGCGGTGAGCACCGGCACATAGGTGCCCTGGTTGAAAGAAACGGCGAGAATGGTCTGCCCGGCGAGGATCGGCACAGCGTCTCCCTTACCTGGCCCAGACCGGGGTTTTCCACAGTCGCACGTCGGCGCCGGTCGACTGCGCCTTCACGATCCCGTTGACCGAGCGGATGACGGTGAACGTCTGCGGTGACGTGGTGCCGGCGATGTCGGTGACGGTCATCCGCTCACCGCCGATATAGATGTCGAACCCGTCTTCCGCGTCGGCTGCTGTCCACACCGGTCCCACTGTCGTCGCCACGGACAGGCTCGTCGCGGTGGAGGTGATGCCGGCGGCGAGCGCCGATCCAGCGGTGTCCCATTTCCAGGCGGTGCCGGAGACCGCGGATTCCCACATCACCACGTGATAGGGCGACTCGGGCGTGCAATTGATGACCAGATCATGCCCGGTTTTGGTGATCTGGTCGGTGGATCCCTGCACGATCAGGTCAACGGGATCCGACGACGCCCAGATGGGCAGATTGGTGAGGGTGATCCGGTCGCCGATGTCCAGGTCGAACGCGAGGTCGGACACCCGCAGGCCTGGATGGACGGTGATGGTGGGGAACCGTGCCGCGTCGACCGTGCCGAGGTGCAACGCCCAGCCGGCCACATTCCCTAGATCACTGTCCGCTTCGACGTTCACGTCGATCGAATCGTCATAACGCCCCACCCCATCCGGGTGAGACTGGATCGACAACGGGCCTTCCTCGAGCACCGCTCGATAAGACGAGCCGCCGGAACGGGTGGCGGTGATGTCGTTCCTCGTGGACTGGTCGTCGTCGACCGTGTTGGGCGGTTCGGCGTACACCCCTGTGCCGTAGGGCAGCGTGAAGATCGCGGGGCGGTTGTAGAGACTGCCGAGGGTGCGATAGGCGACCCCGGTCATGCCCCGCGGTTCGTACAGGATCCCCTGATCGGCGTCGGCGCATTCCTGCAACAGCTCGAGCAGCGACACGGGCCGTTGCGGGCCCATCGCCGCTGATCGTGGCGACACACCCGCAGCACAGGACGCGTCGTCGCCGACGATCTCACAATCAAGGTCTTCCTCGTGACAGAGCCGCTCAACCCGGTCCGCTGCGGTTTCGCCGGTGAACCCGTTGTACGCCAGCCCAAACGGGTCCATGGAGATGGCGGCGTCCTGGGTGACGGTGACGTGCCCGATGCTGCGCTCATCCGTGGATGTGATGAGCAACCCCACCGAGGAAGGCCGGCCGGCCGAATGGCTGCCCGCAACGTTGGCGGACCAAGACGCATCGACCGTGCCGTCCATGCTGACGATGCTGGCGATGTAGGAAACAGTCGAACCGGATTGGTTGATCCGCAGTTTGCAGCGGTGCCACTTGCCGTAGAAGTCGGCCGGGATGCTCCCGAACGCGTCGGAGAAAACAAGCGCCCCCGAGTCATCGTCGCAGGCAACCGACAGGCCCGTCGCCGTGCACAGCAAATACCACCGGGCGAGATTGTCGCTGCTGGTGAACACAGAGATCAGCTCACGGGCGGTCCCGCCGGGGGAAGTTCCCATGTAGAACACCCAGTCGACCCGCCACGGCACCGTCAACGACTTCGTGATCGTCGGGTTGCGCCCGTACGTGACGATGGTGGGGACCTTCCCGAACATCGACCCGTTCTGTTTCCACGTCGGCAGGTCCAGCGAACCGGGCGGCCCTTCCTGCGAAGCGGGGTCGACGAGGGTGGGGGCGTTGCCGAGCATCGGCGAACCACCCGGCAACCCGGATGCGAACCCGCGGGACTGTGCGGCGTCTTCCATCGGCCAGTACGCGACGACCCCCTGGCCGGTGGCGTACTGGATTCGGGGTGGGGTTTTGGTGGGGACCCGGCGGGCCAGCGCCGACCGCAGCGCCGGGGAGCCCTGCCCGAGGCGTTGTGTCACCCCGGCGATCGTGGTGGTGGTTTGGGCGAACTGCCCACCCCTTATACCCGACTGCGGCCAGGACGAGGCTTCGCCGGTGATCCGCGGCCACCAGTTCGTCACCCCAGACACGACCCGCATGATCGACAGGTTCGTGGCGGGGCCTGGGATGAAAATATTGTGCGCCCCAGGGGTCTTGACCCGTTTCAGCCAGCCCCGCATCCGGAAGTACGCGGCGTCCGCGTCGGCGACGTTGACCGTGCCGGTGTCGACGACGGGGATCCAGCCCCCTTCGTCCATGATCGGCGTGTGGGGGATGACCTCGTCTTCGTCGTCCCACGCCCAGTAGGTGAAGATGAGCAGCCAGTCCCCGGCCACAGTCCCCGAGTCGGTGGTGAGGATCGAGTCGACGTCGGTTTCGGTTTCCTTCACCGTGACCGTGCCGGACAGCAGCACCGACGCGGACAGGTAATCTTCCGCGACGGACATGGTCCCGGTCCGGGTTCCGGTCGCACCGGCACTGGTGATGGCTTCGTGCGCGGATCCCATCGCCGACTTCGCGTCGGTCCACGCGGCGGTGCCGGTCATGCCACCCGGGTAGGTGTACGTCGCGGCGGGGGCGGGGCCGGCCCACGCGCAGAACAGCCGCGCCGCCGACCACGGCGAGTCGACCGACGGGGCGAGCTGCGCGGTCTTGTCGACCAGGTCGACGGTGGAGGCGGCCCGCCAGTTCCGGCGCCCGGTGGACAGCCGGGCGGGGGTGTTCCGCCCCAGCTGCCCGTAATAGATGCCGGTGGGGTTGCGGGGCGCGAACTTACCGGTGGTGGTCCGCAGCGCGACGGTGGCGCTGGACGGGTCGGTGTGGGCGCCCTCGTCCTGCCGGCCCCGTGTCACGTCGATGGAGTCGTCGGCGAGCAGGTCGGGGGTGGTGACGTCGGTCCAGTCGGGCAGCCCCAACTCGAGGCGGACGTCGCGGATGCTGGTCAACGAATGTCCCCGCCCTGCACCCGGATCATCTTCCGGATGAGCCGTTTCAGGTCGGAGTCAGCACCCGTAACATCAATGACGACGCGGGTGGAGCCGCCAGCACCACGGGGGATCACGGCCTCGCCACGGTGTAGCCACGCTGGGCCGGTACGAGACACGAATGGTGTGCCGCTGGCATAACTGAGCATGTTGCCGCCAGTGCGGACACCCCAGTTGAGGTGGATGGCCTTCATCAGCTTCCGCAGGTCCGACGCTACGAGGTTCACCGAGCCGTTGCCGCCGAACACGCCACCCAGCGACGCGAGGTAATACTGCTTCGCGAACCGCATCACCGACTGGGCGCCCCGCCCCACGTGGATCCCGGAGCGGGTGGAGGCGGCCTCGAAGGGGAGGCCCCCGATGTTGCCGGCCATGTGCGTGTACGGGTTCACGCCGATCGTGTAGGCGCCGGTGCCTGGCCTGAAGCCGAGGCTGCGGAAGTCGCTCGCGGTGGTGAAGTACCGCCGGTAGAGGGCACGCCCCGTCAAGGCGGCGTAGGGCAGCCCGGCGAGCCCTGAGCAGTCGAACCCGTTCGGTCCGACGCCGCCCCAGATGTACGGGTCGGAGGCTTGCGCGCGGACCAGCTGCTGCGCCTTACCGACGAGGCCACCCCCAGCAAACCCGAGGGTCATCCCGGCTGGGTCCCCGCCGATGGATTTGGCCCCGTTCAACGTGTCGAGGAATTGGGTTCCCAGCTGCCGTGCCCTGTCGGCCTTGATGACGTACTCGCCTCGAGTGAGTCTCGCGTCGACCTTGTCGATGCCGGCCGGGCCATGCACCGGTCCACCAGTCGCTAGCGCGATCGGCTTGCCGGTGATGGTGAGGGACACGCCCTGCTGCGCGGCGATCTTCAACCGGTTCTTCATCTGCATCTTCACCGACACGGTCACGGTCTTGCCATGGGTGCGGTTGATGCGGTCCTGCAGATCCTTCACCGAATCTTCGGCGCCCTTAATGGCCTCCTTGGCCTTCTTGAAGGGCTTACCGAGGGGGCCGGGGAGTTTCGCGAAGACGCTGACGAGGTTCCCAACGCCGTGGATGATGCCCCGCACCACGTCAAAGAACAGGTTGGCGACGAACAGGAACACGGCCCGGAAAACGTCCTTGATCTTCTTGAAGTTGTCGATGATCAGTTTTGTGGCGATCCCGATTGGGCCGGTGAGGATTGCGAGGAGCAGCGGCCAGTTGTGCTTCACCCAATCAAAAGCCGTCTTGAATGCTTTGGTGATCGTCTTCCAGTGCTTGATGATCAGGAACGCGGCCCCTGCGATGACCACGACAAGGGCGACCACGGGAGCAGCGGCGGCGATGGTCGCCACCGCGGCAGCCCCAGCGGCGACAGCCCACGCGACGAACGCGGGAACCAGCACAACCCCGATCGCAATCCCCAACGCTGGGATGATCTCCCGATTGTCTTTGATCCACTTGGCGAGGGTGGCGATGACGGGAACGACCCTGTCGGCGACGATCGACGCCAGGATCTTCAACGCCGGCAGAACAACGGTCTTCAGGACCCCACCCAGATCCTCGAAGATGATCAGGAGAATGGGGCCAACGTTCTGGGCCAGCCGCTGCAGCGCAGGGAACAGCTGATCGCGGACGATTCCGCCGATGGTGACCAGCGCGTTCGCCAAGATGGGGCCAACAACCGCGATGAGCTCACGAACGAACTTCGCCACCCGGGCGATGACAGGGGTTGCCTTCTGTTCCAACGGCCCGATGAACTTGCTGACCGCTGGGATCACCTTGTTCGCGATGACACTGGCGATGACGGTCAGCGCGGGCAGGAGGACGTTGCCGATCCGCTCGCCGAGGTTCCCGACGATTACCCGGAGTTTCTCCATCGGGTCGGTGCTCGCCGCGGCGGCGCCGCCGAACTCCTTACCCAGCTCCTTCAGGATGATCTTCTGAGCGTCGAGAGTCCTCCCCGACTCGGTGAGTTTCTTGATCTGGTCGGTTTGCTGTTTGGTGAACGAGACGCCAACCTTGCGTAGTGCGGTCACGCCCTTGATCGGGTCGTTAAGGGCCTTACCCAGTTGGATGGATGAGGCTTTCAACCCGGAGGAGGACACCTCGCCGTTGTTGAGCGCCGCGGTCATGTCGACGATGGCCTGCGACGCCTGGTTGAAGATGTCGTTACCTTTGCCGGTTTCGTTCCTGATGTTGGTGAACGTCAGGAGCAAGTTTTGGCCGGACTGGATCGCCTCGTCGTCCTTACCGGTCTTGTTCGAGATGGCAGTGGCGAGAGCACTAACCTGCCCAGCGGTGACCTTCGCACTTCCACCGGTCGACTTGATGACTTGAGCGGTGATCCGGGCGATCTTGTTCGACTCGCGGGCATCCGCGATGAACCCGGAAAACACTTTGACCGCGCCGATCGTGGCGAACGCGGCACCGATCCCCACAACCGACTTGGTGAAGATCCCGCCGATGGCCCGGAACGGACCCGCCGTGGCCTTGGCGAACGTCGCGCCGAACACGCGGCCATGTTTCTTGCCCTGCTGGGCTAGACCACGACCGGCCTTGTCGACGTCCTGTTTGACCTCCTTGCCGAACCCCGAAGTGTCGGGGCGGATCCGCACGAACGCGGTGGCTATGGGGGTTGCCATCAGCCCCCCTCGAGCAGGGTGAAGAACCGGCGTTCCGTGTCGGCCCAGCTACCGGTCGGCGTGTTCAGGTTCTTGTCGAACTCGTCGCGTTCCTTCTGGTCCGCACCGGCGATCAGGTGGGCGTAGATCACGTTGCATATCCGGCGTGGGGTCAGCCCGCCTCCGCCCGGCGCAACAACTCGTCCACCGACATCAGCCCATCCGGGATTGGCTGCGAGGATGAGGATCCCGTCGAGTTCGCCGTAGTTGTCGACGGCCCAGCCGAGGAGTCGGAGGGCCGCCGGGTAGGGCGGGCGGTCAGGATCTCGATCGTTTGCGACACGACCGGGATGAGGTCGTCGCCTTCGGCTTTCTTGGTGGTGGCGTCGGCCTCGAACCGGTCCCAGTCGTCGGGGTGGACGCAGTCGTGCAGCATGTCGTAGATCGCTGCCAGGCCCTCCATGTCGTCCGTGTTGGCGCCTTTGCGGGCGGCGTGCGCGAACCGCATCAGCGGCATCAGGCCGACCTTCTCCGCGACCCGGTACTCCTCACCGAGGAACGTGACCCGGTCGGAGACGGGGACGCCTTCGACGGCGGCCTGCACGTCGTGCGGTGACTCGAGCGGATTCGGCGGCAGTTCGATGCGGGGTGATGGTTCCAGGTCGGGGAGGGCCTCGAGGGCCTTCGGCTTAGCCACGGCTGGTGCCGGCGCCGTAGTGCCTGTACACGAACCCGGAGGTGGGAACCTCAGCGGTGAACTCCACCGGCAGCGTCGCGTTGTCGACACCCTTGCGGCGGTTGATCTCCAACGCGCCCGTCTGGAACGCCTGCTCCATCACCAGCCGCTCAGTGCTGTCCTGCGACTCCCAGCCGAGCATGCACCGCACCTCAGCACCCGGCGTCGGCGGCGTGTACGTCGACAGGAGGGTGGTGCCGGAGCCGGTGGTGGACAAGGTGCCGCCGTTAAGCATCTTCTTTACCGTGGTCAGGTTGATGATCTGCAGCTCAAACGTCATCTGCACGGTGCGGCCGGTGGTGACGATGAGCAGCGGGTCGAAGTATTCAGCGGCGGTGATCTGGTCGGTGTCCACCGCATACCGGAACGTGGAGCCTTCCTTGGTCACGCCAAGGAGGGACCAGCCAGACACGACGGACCAGTCATCGGTGAACACGGAACCGACGACAGTGTTCGTGGGGAGCGCGGACCCGATGTTGCCGTAGAGCAGGTATCCGGCGTCCTTGGAGAGGGTGGTTTTCGGGACGGTGTAGGCGGGCATGTCCCACTATTCCTTTCGATTGGTTCCAGCCCCGAGGCGCGTTTCACCCAGGCCAGTTGGGTGCGGGGATCAGGAGATTGTGCCGCCAGACGCGCGACTGGCGTAGGTATTTAGCGGCGTCGTCGTCTCCGCCCCGCATAGAGGGCGGAACGCAGATAGCGGCGGGCCGAGACGCGAGTGCCGTCAGGGGCTTGGTGTCCCTTTTCCTGGAACTTGTCCCGCGGGGAGACGACGTCGGCATAGATGCTTTGTTCGTCGCTGCCCATTTCCGGTCTGATCTCGGAACGCAACTCCCCGGTTTTCTTCGGGGCACGGCGTCTCGCCGATCGAGCAACCCGCTGAGCCCGCTTCTCCAAATCCAAGGCGACACCGCCGGTCGGGTCGTTCAGAAACCGATCCGGTTCACCGTGGTCGAACTCGAGCCTGAACTCCCGGCGTAGAGCGACCATCAGCCCTCGTTAGGCCCCACGACTACAGGCTCCGCAGGCTTCTCGTCGTCGAAATAGGCGACGAGCTCGTCACGGCCCATGTCGTCCACGTCCTCCTGGGCGAGCCCCTGATCCAGGGCGTACGCGGCCCACTTGTCACGGGACGCGTTCTTCGCAGGCTTCTCCATCACCTGCACACCGGACGGCTCGACGTCCTCACCGACAACCAGCCCGAGGTTTTCCACCGCCGACGCGTACACGTCGTCGCCCTCCTGGTAAGCGTTCACACCGTTGACCTGGATGGTTCCGAGGGCGCGGTACTCAGCGCGGGCCGGCATCACGCACCACCCAAGATCGTGTAGAGAACCTCAGCGGCGGTGCCGTTGATCGCCACAGCGACCCTGCCGTTCGCGTCACCCCACTGGTTCGGCACCCGGCCGACCTGCTGGGTGCCATTCGCGACAGTGATCACCATGTCGGCGACGGCGAGCCCGTCCACGGTGTTGTTCGTGGTCAACGTCACCGTGTGGGAACCGGCGCCGGTGTTGCGCCACAACACGATCGACCCAGCAGGCACCGTGTCCGCGGAGGCGGTGCCGGTGATCGTGGCAGCCAGCGTCCCGGCGGGGTTAGCGACGGTTACGGCGGCATTGTCAGCCATCAGTTCTCCCTTATGCGAAGCCGGGGGTCCGGTCGGCGCCTAGCAGTTCCATCACACGATTAGGGATAGCGAAACCCACCCCGAACGGGGCCTCAAACTGGGCGACATCGAGCAGATCCGGGGTGGTTGAGTCGGCGAGCTGCCCCCGCTGGGTTGTCCACAGATGCCACAGCATCTCTTTGTCGGCCTGCACGTACCGGGCGGGGATGATCGATCGGCCAGCCTTGTAGACCACGTTCCACGGCCCGTCGGTGAAACCCCAACCGGTGTTCAGCGACACCACCCCAGCGTCGGTGTCTACATCGAGCTCAGCAGTGGCATAGGTAGTGGACGGGATGCGTACCGATGTCACCGAGGTGACGGACACGACCGGGAAGCGGGGCAACAGCAACTGCCCGCCGCCGGTGCGGACCCGGTCGGTGAAGGTGCGTATGATGCACGGCCCGACAATCGACTCGACCACCTCAGTGGCCGTCTCCATGAACGAGCGGATCTCCTCATCCTGGAGGGTGCCCTGCTCGTTGAGGTGGAACTTCGCGTCGGCGAGGGAGATCAGCGAGACGAACTGCCGGACCTCAACCCAATCGACCTTGCTAGTGGTCGGTGAGGTGGAGGTCCAGGCGAACTTGTGGAGGCCGACGGTCGCGGTGGCGAAGTCGACGTGGTAGACGCCGGTGGAATCGTTGACGGGGGTGAACGGTGACCCTGGAGCGGCTGTAGTCCCGTCGGGGAGTGTGACGGCGAGGGAGACGGTGGCGTTGCTGAGTGCCCCTGTCGCATCGCGTACTTCGTAAGTGGCGCGGTAGAGCTGTCCCAGGTCGACGGCCATCAGTCACCTCCCGGTTTTCCCGTTGTGGTGGTTCCGCTGCCGGGTGTCCCCCGCGGGGCTGTGCCGGTCCCAGCCGCCCCCACAGACGTGAGGCTGGTATCTGCCTTGCCGGCGCTGGTGGCGCCCGCAGAGGCGACCCCAGCGGTTACCCGCCCAGTGCCTACCGAGGACCGGCCGTAGAGCAGAGCCGTGGGAATGGTCGGGTTGTTCGCCACCCCCAGCGCGGCGGCGGCCTCAACACTGGCCCGGATCGCGAGAGTTGCACTGTTCGCTACCCCGGTTCCGGACGCGAGTCCAGCAAGAGCGGTCCGACCTATCGCGATCGTCGCGTTGTTCGCTGTCCCGGTGCCGGAGGCGAGCCCGGCCGCGACGAAGGTCCCGACGGTGATGGTCGGGTTGTTCGCCACCCCGGACGCCGTCGCCGTGGTGAGGACCGGCGCGATCTTGCTGGTGGTGTTATTCGCCGTGCCCGTACCGGCTGCATGCCCGGCATTGGCGACAGCACCAGTAAGGACAGTCGGATTGAATGCCGTACCGGTAGCAGTGGCCGTGGTCGGTGTCGGTGAGACCTTGCTGGTGGTGTCGTTCGCGACCCCAGTGCCAGATGCTGATCCTGGGACTGGGGCGATCTTGATAGTCGGGTTGTCGGCGGTGCCTGTCCCGCTGGCCAACCCAGCCGGGGCGTTAGTGGCAGCGCCACCCGTGGTGACGGTCGGGTTGTTGGCGACCCCGGTGCCAGATGCCAGTCCAGCGTTGACGAGGAGCGCCGGACTCGGGTTGTTCGCTGTACCGGTGCCAGCCGCTGAGCTCGGCCCGGTTGCGACCTTAGAGGTGGTGTTATTGGCGGTGCCGGTCCCGGTGCCGGTGGTGGTGACCGGTGCAATCGTGACGGACGGGTTGTCCACTGTGCCGGTGCTGAGCGCGACCTCAGCCGGAGCGTTAGTCGCGCCAGCGCTGACCGCGGGGGGTTGCGGTAGCCACTCCCGGTGATGGAACCGGCGCTGCCACGACCGGCCCGGACGGGCCTGCGCCACGCCACCGGCGGCAGCGGGAATGTCCGCGACCCACACGCCGGCATAGTCATTACCGGACGTGTTGTTCTTGACCAGTTCAGTGAACGTCAGCCCGCCACCGCTGACGGTCATGGTGGTGACGGCCGCGCCGCCGTCGGACGCGACCAGGACAACCAGCAGCGACCCCGGCGGCGGGACGAAGTTCAGACACGAGACGAACGTCTGCGTCGTGGTAGACGCCACCGCCGGCGCCGACCCATCCTCAGTCAACGTCCCAGCGGTGAGGATCTCCGCCTGCGCGAACGGGCCAGCGGACGAGGCGACGGTGAACCCGAGAGTGGTCGCACCCGGTGTCCCGGTCAGGCTGGTCGCCTTGAAAGTGGCGTACCGGCCGTTGTTCGTCGCGTCGACCACATCATCGACCAGCGTGGTCAACGCGACAGCAGTGCCAGCGGAGTTCGGGAAATGCGAACTAGCCCCATACACCCGCGACCCAGTCTGCGTCGTGGTGATCGACTGGGTAAAGCTGGTCGACGCGGCGAAAACCGTATTGGTGGTGGCGCCGGTCTGCTGTGCCCGCGGCTTCGCCCCCGTCAGGACGTAGATCCGCATCGCCATGCCGGGACCGGTGGAACCGCCCTGGGTGGCGGTGATGACCGGGTCATCCGGGTCCGGTGTTGCGACCCGCGCGATCCATACCCCGACGTAGTCGCGGGCGGTCACATTGGACGCGGCCATCTGCGTCCAGATCAGGCCGCCGCCCTGGACATCCATTGTGGTGACGCCGCTGCCACCGTCGCTGCTGACTAGCGCGACCAGCAGCGAATCACCCGGCGGCGTGAACGACGCGGTAGTCACCAACGTCGCCGAGGTGGTGCTCGCCACGGCCGGCGCCGAGAGATCCTCCCCCAACGCCGAATCCGTCAAAACCTCAAAGAGCGCGACGCCCTGACACCCCGCGTTGGTGTCACCAATGGTCGTCGCGCCCGGCGTCCCAGTCAGCGACGTGGCCTTGAATGTGGCGTACCGCATGCCGTTGACGGCGTCGGCAATGTCGTCTATCTGGGTGGTGATGCCGTTCGGTGTGCTGACCGCATTCGGGCCGATCATCGCGCCATAGACCCGGGACCCGGTCTGCGTCGTCGTGATCGACGTCGAACTGGCATTGGTCGCTGACGCGGTGCCACCGTTTTGCAGCACCGCAGCGCCGGTCAACACCATGACCCGCAGCGCCAGCCCGTTGGCGGTGGTGCCGCCCTGCGTCGCGGTGACCGTTATGGCGGTCGGCACAACGTCACCGCCTCACGGTGGGAGACGGAGGATCAGACGAAACCCCACAGCAGTTTCGAGAACGTCCGGTAGTCGTAAGTGCCGGTCAGATGCGTCGACGCCACGCCGAGATAGATGTTGCCGAGGTCGTTCATGTCCGCATACGCCGACCGGAGAGTGTTGATGTCGCCCTGCACCAACGCGATCGGCGCTGCCAGCAGCGTCCCGTCCGGGACCGCGTCGAGCTGCACCTTGAACCGCTGAATGTTCCGCAGGCATTCACGCAAAGCAACCGACTGGCCGCCGACCGCAGAGTTCAAATCGGCCAGCGTCTGCGGGAATCCAACAGTCATCGCTCAATCACTCCTAGTTCAGACCCCAGAGGAGCATCTGCTGGAGGGTGGTGGTGTTGCCCGCCGCCGACGCCGACCACGTCCCGAACAGTTCGACGTACTGCGTGACACGCGGGTCGAGGGAGGCGATCGACCCGGTGAACCCAGACTCCTGAGAGGTAGCCGTGGGCACGCCACCAGACGCGACCGACTCGACCTTCCATATGCCGTTGATCTGCAAGGTCATGGTGCTGGTGGCGAACGCGTTACAGAGGATGTACGCCTTCAAATGGAAGGGGCAGGTCACCGCTGCGGTCGGAGCCAGGGCACCCGACACCGAGATGTTCCCGGTCGAAGTGGCCACGGTCGGGTTGACGTTCAGGGCTCCCGCGAAGGTCGCCGCCGACGTGGTGGCGATCGTACCCATCGCTTCCAGCATCAGCACCCGCCCGATCGGGTTCGGGGTCTCGTTCAGGAAGTACCCCGCCGGGATCGAGCAGATCGTGTTGGTGCCGGCCACACCCGAGTACGCCGCGATGGTCGTGTAGGTGTTCTTCGTGATGGCGGCAGGCATCACGTACAGGAGCTCAACCTGGGTGCCGGTGACGAAGCTCATGTCGTGATCCTGAAGATCCCATTTGCGTGCCACACGATCGTGAACGTGCCGTTGGTGACCGAGTTGGACCCGCCGAAGTAGTTGAAGCAGATCCCTTGATCGGCGACCGGGGTGGTGATCGTGTCATCGTAGACGAGACACCCGAACGCGGCAGCGATATCCGCGGTCGCACCGGAGGCGGTGTCGGGGGCGTCGAAGATGGTGATGCCACCCGCCGACGTCGCCCACGTCTCCGTACCCAGTGATACCCCGGTGGTGGGCCAGTCGGTGCCGCCACCCGTCGTGTCGATGATCTCCGCCGCGCCCGCCCATGTCGCCGCATACGCCGAGTTGGCGGCGGTGGCGTCCCGGTCCGGGGTCGCGGCCGTCCCATAGAGAGCGGCCTTGAATACATCAGTGCCACCCAGCTTGAATTGGGCGGTGTCGGCAAGCGCATCGAGGACGAACTGCCGGTAAATCCGCGAATCGGCCCAGGCCATCTACTTGTTCCCATCTCCTTGAGCCATGCCAGGGAACACAGCGCAGTCCTGGCCTTCGTCTCTGGTGGTCACCACGGCCATGACGGGACGGCCTTCACCGTCGGTGGTCACGATCTCGTCGCCGACGTAGTCGCCGCGTTCGACCTTCTCGACCTTCGCCTTCGTGCCAGCCGCGATGTATGGCGCCGACAGACCGTAAAGGCCCGCACAGGCATGGAACGGGGTGTGCGGGCGCGCCTCACGGGTCACATGCTCGGCGGTGCAGTTGGGGCATTCCCAGTGCTGCTCGGGGACTGGGAGGATCGTCACCCGTTCACCCCGCATGTACATGAGCGGGGCTCGCGACGAGGTAGTCGGCGGCGCGGACCTCGTCGATCTTGCCGACGCCGGGCTGCCAGTTCGACCCAACAGAGGCGGCGACCTCGAATTCGTACCCGAGGTCGGTGAGGGTCTGTTCGAGGTCTTCACGTTCGTAGTAGCCGTAAATGTCATGGCATTCGATCACCAGGACCGGCTTGTACTTCTCGAGGAGGCCAGCCATGCCACGCAGCGCGTGAATGTCAGCGCCTTCCACGTCGAGCTTCATCAGATCAAGGCGACCAGCATCAGCGAGAAGATCCAGGATCGGCTGATAAGAATCCAGCCGGACAGCGGGCACCATGTCCGTCTGCCCGTTCACCGATGGAAGGGTGCGAGCACCTCCCCCATCGAGCTGATGGTTGGGGTCCTCCAAATGGAGAACGGTATTTTCATCCCACGCGGCGACCTGGACCACGTCAACGTTATGAACGTCGTTCATGGCGAGGTGCCGGCGCAGGGTGGCGGCGGTGGATGGGTTCGCCTCCACCGCGATCACCCTCGAGGCGACGGGCGAGAGGCGGATCGACCACCGCCCGACATGCGCACCCACATCCAGGAGGACCCCGCCCTTCGGGAACAAGGTGGCGAGGACCGGCTGCAACCAAGATTCGTGGTCGGAGAACGCGACCCAGTCGTCGGTGCCGGAGCCGCGGTCCAACCACACCCACCCATCAGATTCTTTGATCTTCGGGGGTGGCGGTTTCGTTATCATCGTTTTGATGTCTTCAGCCCGAGCGGTCAGAGCCTGCTCGAACTTGTCGAGGACCGGCTTCCAGTACTGCTCAATGATGGTGTCCGCGTCGTACAGCTGGGCGAACGCCCAGGCGTCCGCTCGCATCCCCTCGTCGCGGGCCTTGTCGTACGCCTCCAGGTACGCGTCGACAATGTCCCCCACGCGAGGTTTCGCCGCCCACGCACCTTGACTGTCATGCCACATCGGCTCGTAGCCGACCTTCCACCCCGACCCGCACAACTCAGGCATCGCAGTTGCGTCGGTGACGACGACGGGGGTGCCGCACGCTTGCGCTTCGATGATCGGGATGCCGAACCCCTCCCCGTAGGAGCAGTTCGACAGAACATCGAAACAGCGATGGACCTGAGCCACGGCTTGGATGTTGAGGCCCTTGCGGTAGTGGTAAATGTCTGTGAACGAATACGACCCGTCGGGCAGCATGTCCCGCAGCAGATGCCGGATCTGCGCCCCACCCGGGGCGTCCACATCCGTGTGGAGGACCAACATCACGTCGGAGTGTTTCCGGCGGAGCTCCGCGAACGCCATGATCTGCTCAGCGAACGCTTTACGGTTCCCGTCGCGGCCGGCGTTGTTGGCGACCATCCCCACGATGAACGCGTCCTGCGGGAGCCGCTCCCCCGCCCGAGCCTCAACCTTGTCGCCGGGCCGGAACACAGTCGTGTCGATCCCATGCGGGACATAAACAGGGTTCAAGCCCGCTTCCCGTAGGGCGTTCTCGCCGAAGCGGGACATTGCAATCGGCACGGCGCCGGACCCCTCGAACCAGCCCTGCGTGAGATAAGGCAGCTGCAGGTGGTCGACGGGGGTCCACGACCCGATCGCCAACTTGTCGAGCATCGGCGACTGGAACGTGAACACATCCCCCAACGTGATAATCAGGCCGCGGGACGAGGCCTCCGCGAGGGACCGTGCCGACTCGGCGTCGAAGTGGTGCAGGGCGTGGGGGACGATCACGTCACTGCCATAGGCCGCCGAGTAGGACGGCAACACCTTCAGGCCGTTCCACATCAGCTCGGCGCCTTGCAACCCGTAGTAGGCGCTGATCACAAGGTCGTGCCCGAGGTTCTTAATGCGGGGGGCGTTGATCGCGGTCTGCTGCCCGTACCCGGTGGGCGCCCACGGCGCCACCGAATGCCAAAGGATCTTCACTGTGTCTCTCTCCGGATATGCAGGAACCCACCGCTCCGGAGAGTGAACGGTGGGTTCCTACGTTGGTTGGTTAGTTGTTGCCCTGGCCTTCGCCGCCGTGGCCGTGCGCGGCGGCAGCGCCCTGACGGGAGCGGGCCACCGCGGGGGTCACCGGATACCCGTCCTGGGTGGGACCGGCCGGTTGCGCCGGCTCACTCACGGACGCCGGGTTGCCGTCAGTGGGACCGTCCGGAACCTGCGGAATCGCTACGCTCGCGTTTTGCTGAGCCATCAGGAACCTCCTTCTTTGCGGTCTTCTTGGGGGCGACGTCCTCAACGAGTTCGAACGTGCCGTCGGTGCAGGACGACACGACCCCGTGGCCCCACGTGACGGCCTTCTCGTTGTTGTCGTCGATCTCGACGACGGTGTCCGGTGCCCAGGAGTGGATGGTCCCGTCGGGGCCGTAGCCGGCGAGGGGACCATGCACCATGACCTTCATCAGATGAGGTACTTCGCGAACGCGGCACCGCGGATGATGTCCCCACCGACGCGCTGCCGGAACAGGAACCCGACAAGGCCCTGATCCGCGTAGCGTTCGTCGAGGCGCTGCACGGAGATGTTCTCCCGCTGCGCGATCATGTAGCCGGACTGCATGTCCCCGAACATGATCGAAATGTCGGTGAAGAACGTCGTCGCCGTCATCGACGGGAACCCCGACACCCGGTAGAACGGGTAGCCGAACAGCCGGTCCGGCTGCCCCGCCTGGTTGGAGGGCTGCCACAGGTAGTTCGACGTGGAGTCCTTGAGCAGGGCGATCGCCTGGGTGGCGTCGTCGGATGCCAGATAGACGCCGTTGCGGGCGAACCGCGAGTTGATCAGATACGGCATCTGCTTCAGCAGATCCGCTGACACACCAGACGCGGCAGCCGTCACGCCCTGCGCGGCGGGAACCGTGCCCGTACCGGACGCGCGGATCGTGAGACCCCACGGACGTGACGTTCCGGAGCCGGCGGCGAACGCGTCGTCTTCCATCTCCGCGAACTTCTGCCCGACGATGTCCTGGATCAGGCTGACGAGGTTCGCGTCGGTGTCGGCGAGCTCATCCACACCGACCTTGGCGAGGGCGACGAGGTCCTGCACGACCACCGTGCTAGGCCCGGTGGGGGCGATGCCGGCGTCCGTCGGGGGCGTCGCACCACCGGCGTTGACGATTTCAACCTGACCCCACCCGGCGGTGACACCGGTCAGCGACCGAACATCGACCAGGTTCGAGGTGGTGTTGCGGACCAGGGCGAGGTTCCTAAGAACCCCGAGCCTGGGGAGCGTCGCGAAGATCGGGCCGGCGATGTCGTGAGGAACGATGATCTGACCGGTCGCGTCCTCAATGATCGCCGCCTTCTCCTCAGCGTTAAGGCCGTGGACGCCGACGCGGAGCGCCTTCGCGAACCGCTTCATGTTCAACTCATGGTTGGCCTGAGCGAACTGGTCGCTGCCACCGTTCGACCCGGCGGCCTGCATGGCCTTGTTCGCCGACGCGGCAAGAACCGGCGACTCGACGTCAGGATTCGACGCCCACGTCTCAAGCTTGCCCTGCTTCGACTCGGTGTCGGCGATCTCCTGCAGGCGGCTCGCCTCAGCGAGCAGCGCCTTACGCTCCTGGACCTTCTCCGCGGGCATCTGCGTGGGGTCCGGGTAGTTGTCGTTGATGGCCCGAGCAAGGTGAATGAGGTGCATCGCCTTGTCGAGCGTGTCCTGATAACGATTGCTCATGGTGTGGCCCTCCCGAGGGCTCGGCTGATCTCCGCCTCCAGGCGGTCGGCTTCCGCGTCCTGCCTGGCGACTTCGAGGGGGATACGGGGATCAGCAAGTGCCTCGGGCGGCTTGCCGTCGGGTGCGCCGTCGCGCGGCCCTGACAGTCGTGCAAGGAACCCCGCCGCATAGGCGGCAGGGTCGGATTCCACAGTGCCGGTGTCGGCGGCTGCGTCTGCAGTGACCTGCTCGTCGGCGGGGTCGGCTGCGATGTCGTTGGGGTGATAGTCGGCGAGGAGAACCTCGAGGGCGGCTTTGCGGGCGCGACCGTAGGGGATCTCCAGCACCGGACGCATCGCGTCACTGAACGCGTCGAGGTCGAGGCCCGCATCGGCCAGATCGTTGGCCTTAGCAGTGGCAAGCGTGAAGTCGTTCATGGGGAACGGGGTGACCGTCGCCTCGAACAGCTTCAGTTCCTGCAGGAACCGAACCGACTTACCGGCCTGCTGCCCGAAATAATGCTTGATCGCGTCGTAGGTGAACGACATGCCTTTGATGTGACCCTCGAGCATCTTCATTCGAACGCTTTGCGCTTTCGGGTCACTGGAGAAACGAGCCCGGACCCAAAGTCCGACCTGGTCTTCCTTTGCCTGGACGACACTGCCGATCACACCGTCGGTGGTCAGGTTGTGATCGGCGATGAGAGGCAAGGGCTGCTTCGCTCGGGACCAGTCGGCGAGGGTTTTCTTGAATGCGCCGGGGAGGACCACGTCGCCGCCCTTGTCTCTGTTGCCAAACACGGAGACGTAACCCTCGAGTTCGCCCGAGTCACCGCCGACAGCCTTCCATTCGGCGCCGAACAGCAGGTTGGACCTCTGCCCCATGGTGGGCTCCTTCGCGTACAGCGCGGCGAGTTGGCGGTTGGCCAGGTCGCGGGTTTCGTGGCAGCCGCCCCGCTCCAACTGGCCGGACTGCTTATTGATCACGCCGAACGGTTTCGACGGCGGACACGACGGGTGATTAGGGACGACTCGCCACGGCACCGGCGTGTCCGTTCTGCTTCGCCGCGTACTCGGCGACGAACCGCTCCGCGTACGACGCGGCCTCCAACTGCGGGACGCCAGGCTGCGGCTGGTCGGGTACTTGGATGGGCTGGTCAGCGGGTTGTGGGGTGACACCGGCCGGGATGAGGAACACATCTCCACCCGGCACCGGCACTTGCCCGACGATCTTCCGCCAGTCGTTGATGGTGAGCAGGCCGCGAGCTGCCGCGTTAGTGGTACGCTCCCACTTCGCCGACTCGGCCTCACGCAAAGCGGCGACCTCGGAGTTGTCCCACCGCAGCGTCACCCGCTGCCGGCCAACCCCCGCGAAATCAGGGAGTAGGCGGGCTTGCACGGCGTCGAGGAAATGCCACTGCAGCGAGTTGATGGCGCCTTCCCACAACTCCCGGTGGGCCTGCTCATAGTTCGTGAACGTCGACCGGTCCAGGCCGACCTTCGCGCCGACGAGGACGGCAGGGACGCCGAACACGGCACAGATCCGCGACTCCGACTCGGCCCGCAAATCAGGAAACTCGAGATCCTTCAGCGACTGGCCGAGGATCTTGACATCCATGCCCTTCTGCAACACGGCGGGCCCGCCCCGGTTCGCCCCGGAGAAGCGGGCCATCCACCTCGTGCGGACCCGCTCCATCACCGTCTGATCAACGGTCTCCTGAGTGGTGATCACCGTCGAGGGAGTGGCGTCATTACGCAGCGTTCGGTCGACAAAATCCGTCGCGGCGTTGTCCAGGCTCACGGCCCGCGCCGCGGGGCGCATCGGCGGCTGACCGAAATACTGATCCAGCGGATTCGGCAGTTTGACGTGGACGATGTCACCGGCGGGGATCGGGATGATGTCCGACCCGATACTGCGGGCACCCGACGACGGATCGAGAACGTAGCCGTAGTTCCACACCCGCGGGTTCACCGTCGGGAAGATCCGGATGCAGTCAGGGCGCAACGGCCACAACTCCGCCGGCAACCCATCCCTACCCCTGACGATCAGCCAATAGCAGTTGCCGGCGATCATCAGATAGGTGACGCATAGTTCGAAGAACTCGAACTCAGTCGTCACCGGGTTGGGTTGGGCGAACAAGCGGCGCAGCCGGTGCCCGTCCAGGGCCTCCCCATGCTCCGGGGGGTACACCCTTAGGAACGACTGGGGCAGGTTCTCCGCCAGTTTCCGGATACACGCATATACGAGCTCGTTACGCCCATACCCGTTCGACGCTGATGTGGTGTACGACGCGTCCGGGTACAGGGCACCGTCCTGGTTCGGCTTCGCACCACCAAACGCAGGGATCAGGATCGTGTTCTGATCCCCCGACGGGGGCATGCCAAGAGAGGCGGTCTTCGACTCAGCGAGAAGAAGCCGCCCAAGCGCCACAGCTAGACCTTGCCGGCCTCACGCAGAGCGCCCACCACAACCGACGCCACGCCACCGACGATCAGCGCCACCGCAACCCCGGCGAGCATCGTCACGCCAGTCAGCGTTGCGGCAGCGCCGCCGACCTGAGCCAGCCACGACCCCGACGGCAACACCGGGAACCGCAACCCGCGCACCCGGCGAGGTGGCGACAACTGATCGCGCCAGTCCTGCATCGCGTCGGTGCGCATCATGTCGTCGAGCGCGGTCATGCGGTCTCCTCAGAAGAAAACGTCTGCGGGCGGATATGCCTGATGTGCTTGCGTCGTGTAACCCCACGCGGCCAAAGTCACAGCCACCAACGGCGAAATGTCCACACCGGTGCGGCCATCCCACGCCCACGCACCCTCGAGCTCACGCTTCGTCGCCCGAGCCAACGCCGAATCCAAATCAGGCTGACCCAAATGCCGCAACGAACGAGAATCAGTAACCGCCGAGAACAACTGCCCACACGCCTGCGCCATCTGCCGGGCCGTCGTCTTCGTCACCTCAACCCCCGCCCCCTCCAAACCGGGGATCAGGGTGTTGGCCTGCCGCTTCGGATCGACCACCACCGCGCACGGCCGCCACTTCGCGTACAGCTCGAGCAGCCGGGCGGGCATCCACGCCATCCCCGGACGGTGATCAATCACCTCAACATGCAGCGTGCCGTCCTCGCGGAGACCGGCCACACCGATCGACCCGTGGTCCTGGTTCGGGGTCGCATCCGCGGCGAACGCCACCGGATCCAACGGCGCCGACCGAGGATCCAACAGGTCCGACCACGCCATCTCCGGGATCACAACCCAATCCGACGGGGCACCCCGGATCACCCACTGGTTCAAGTAGGCGCGACGGAAGTCGTTCAAGTCCATTGACGCGAACTCGACCGCGATCGAATCCTCAGAGATCGTGTGACCCAACGCCGGCATGCATGACCGCCACACAGCCCGATCCTGCGGATCCGCGTCCTGAGGCGCCGACCACTCGAAATAGGCCAGGCCCTCGCGGACACCCATCTCCGCCTGCTCCCGGCCCCGCTTCACCTTCGCCTGCAAATACGGCGACCCATCCGACCAGCCCGCCGTCGAAATCCACCCCAGCTGCTTATTCCGGCGGGTGATCATCGCCGGGCGGAACGCCTGCTCCAGCCGAGCGTCCACCTGAGCGAACGCCTCATCGATATACGCCTCATCGAGGGTCGGGCCATGGCCGGCCTTCTCAGTGTTCGCCTCAATAGCGAACCGTGAATGGTTCGGAAACCGAATGTGCTCGTTGCCATTACCCCAACGCGGGTCAGCCTTATGCCGGAAATAGGCCGAACCCTCCAAGACGCCGCCGTAATCCTCCTCGAACTTCTTACGGGCGTCTTTGCGGGTCTGCGCCGTGTACACGATGTGCTGACGGGGACCGAAGAACTTCGCCGCCGAAGCGCGGTGTACAGCCTTCGCCAGCAGGAACGTCGACTTGCCTGACTGCCGCGGCACCGTCAAACCGAACTCCGGATACGCCAACAGGCCCGTGTCCGAGTCGATCTCCAAGATCACGTCCGCGACGTGCTGCTGCCACGGCATGAACGGCTTACCGAGGAGCTCGGCGACCTTACCGACCGCCGGCCCCAGCGTTGCCCGCTCCGGGGTCCTCGGCGTCCCGTACCGGGGTTGACAGGCGATCCTCGAGATCGTCGTCATCGGACACCCCCATACGCGCCAGCTCCACCAGGTTCGCCCGAAGTTCGCGGTTCACCGCGGCCACCGCCAGGCCAGCGCCGTCATCAAGAGTCTTAGCGAGGCTGAACGCCATCTCCGCCAGTGCCTCACCCATCGGGTGAGTTGTGATCAACGCATTGACGTCGGCGCGGACCTTCCGCTCAACCGGGCCGACCCGCCGCCTCGCCGCCATCCGAACCCCTTTATGCATGCATGGCTATGCACCCTTGTAGGAATCCCACAAGCCCCGTCCCCCCTCGGCGCCAAGAGAGAGTTTCGCGAC